TGGTGGCAAGAGTGAGGCCCTGCTCATCGAGGCTATGCGAGACATCGCGCATCCCGAGTATCGCGGCATCCTGTTCAGGCGGACGTATCCCGAGCTATCCATGAGCCTGATTGATCGCTCACGGGATCTCTACGGCGGCCGAGGGCGCTACAACGAGGCGCAGCATACGTGGGTGTTTCCGTCAGGCGCGCGCATCGTGTTCGCGCACATTCAGCGGGAGCTTGACGTCAAACGCTATCAGTCGGCCGCGTTCGCGTTCATCGGGTTCGACGAGCTAACGTCGTTCACGCAATACCAATACGAATACATGGCGAGCCGCAACCGAAACACGGCCCGCCTGTTCAACCGGATTCGCTCAGCGACGAACCCTGGCGGCGTCGGCCACTCGTGGGTTAAGACGCGTTTCATCGACAGGCTAGAGCCGCATCGGGTGAAGTGGTTCGTCCGACGGCGGGGCGCGGACGTCGAGGTTGAGGAAGGCACGCCCAACGCGCGCTCCCGGCAATTCATCCCTGCGAAGGTGTCCGACAACCCCTCGCTTACCGACGCTGATCCCGGCTACGTGGCGCGCCTCGAAGCACTGCCCGAGAAAGAGGCGCAGATGCTTCTCGAAGGGCGGTGGGACGTCGCCTTCGAGGGCCTCGTGTATTCCGAGTTCGACTCGATGCGGAACGTGATTGATCCGATCCCGATCCCGAAGGAGTGGATGCGCTTCCGCGCGGTGGACTTCGGATATAACAACCCCTTTGTGTGCCAGTGGTGGGCGCTCTCACCTGACGACGAGCTCCACCTCTACCGCGAGCTATACGTGTCGCATCGCCTCGTCTCGGATCTCGGGCCTGAGATCAACCGTCTGAGCTTCACAGGGGAGAAGGACAAGGAAGGCGAGCCGATCAAGGAGAAGATCGTCGCCACGGTTGCGGATCACGACGCGGAGAACAGGGCGGAACTGGAGATCAAGCACGGCATCAAGACGGTTCCTGCGGTGAAGGACATCCGAGAGGGCATCTCGCGCTGCTCCGTGCGGCTTCGCGCCGACGGCACGACAGGGAAGCCGCGCATCCTCTTCCATCGAGGCGCGTCCGTAGAACTGGATCGCCGTATGCTCGCGGCCGGGCATCCGACGTCAACGCAGGAAGAGATTCAGGTGTATCAGTATCCAGGGCCGAAGGAGGGGCGCTCTCCCGACGAGGTTCCGATCGATCTCCATAACCACGGCATGGACGCGATGCGTTACATGGTTCAGCTAGTCGAGCACATGAAGACGGGGCGCACGCGGGCGCGGCACGAGGAGGGGCTGTGATGCCTGACATGGCTCCGCTCACGTTCTGGCACGGGGCCCTCATTGGGAAGATGTTCGGGCTGGCTTGGGGAATGCTCCTCGGGGCGGTTCTGCTGGCGGCAGGGATCAAGCGGCGGCGAAGGAGGGCGACAGGTGAAGATCAACATCCCCGATCAGCAAGCGAAGAAGAGGCGGAAGCCCCGTGAGGTGGCCACGGACATGCACAGGATGGCGAACATGGCGGCGGCTACGGGGCGGCCGGACTTCGAGGAGCGCCTCGACTACCTGGCGATCGAGTGGCTCGTTGTGCGAGGGTTAGAAGTGCTGATCGAGCAGGACGACTCCGGCGTCTCGATGCAGATCGCGAAGGGCGCATGATGTTTCCGTGGGATGCCGAAGCCACACGCCTCAGAGACACCGTGCGCGGGGGCGCTACGCTTGCCGAGATGGACGCCGCGTGCGAACATTGGCTCGCGATGCGACGCCGCGCCCGATCCTATGACGCCGATGTGATGCTCGGCTGCTGCAACTCTTCCCCCGCTCCAGGCCCTACCCCTCACGCCGACTCTTACACCGCGGCTTTACCCAAAGCCCGCTCGCGCGGCACTTTCATCCCGATATAGGGGCAGATAGATGGCGAACGAAGCACTCGCACGGCGGATGAAGCAGACGCACAAGGAGTATCAGCGGCTTCGCCCTGAATACGACTTCCTGCGCTCGTCCTACATGGGCGGCTCGTCCTACCTGGCGAAGAACCTGTTCCGCCACGCGCCGAGGGAACAGGAGCAGGACTTCAAGCGCAGGCTTGAGCGCGCCGTCTACCCGAACTACGTGCGGCCGGTGATTCGCACGTATCGGGATCACGTCTTCCGCCACGAGGACGGCATCACGCGTCCCGAGGATGATCCGAGATACGTCGAGTGGCTCACTGACGTCGACAGGCGCGGCACGGAGGCGAACCGCTTCTGGGGCGGCGTCCTGGCGCGGCAACTGCTCTACGGGTGGACTGCTATCCTCGTGGACTCCCCGCAGCTACGCCCCGAGGTGACGAGCCTGGCGGATCAGCAAGCCTTCGGCGATCTTCCGTATCTCGTCAACGTCTCCCCGAGGCAGATCGTGGACTGGCATCTCGACGAGAACGGGGCCTTCGAGTGGGTTCGCATCGAGGAGCGCGTCACGCACGCGCCGACACCGCTCGATGAGGTGAAGTCGGAGGCACGCTGGCGCATCTGGACGCGCGACTCGTGGATGATCGTGACGGAGAAGGGCGTTGTCACCGAGGGAGGGGAGCATGATCTCGGCGTCGTGCCGCTCGTTGTGACGCGCTTCGAGAACCCCGAGGAGGACGATCACACGAACGAACTCGCCGGGACGTCCTTCATGCCCGACTTCGCGCGCATCAACCGGATGATCGCGAACAAGACGAGCGAGGCCGACTCGTTCCTGTCGAAGAACATGCTCCAGATACTCACGGTGGCCGTGAACTACATGGCGCAGATGGGGGCGGACGGAGATCAGCAACAGTCGCTCAAGGATGGCTCTATCATCGAGTGGCCCTCAGAAGGAGCGCCCCCGCAGTTCATCGCCCCCGACGTATCCGGCGCGGCGCAGACGTTCGAGCACATCCAGATGCTACGGTGGGAACTGTTCCGGCTGGCCACGCAGAAGGACATCCGCGCCGAGGCGACGATGAGTGCGGAGAGCGGGGTGGCGAAGATGGTGGACTTCGAGGAGCAGAACGCCGTCCTCGCCTCCCTCGCGGACTCCATGGAAGTAGCGGAGCAGTCGGCCACGGAACTCTGGTTCCAGTGGCAGGGGCAGGAGACGAAGGCGGCCGAGGAGATCGACTACCCCGACAACTTCAACCTCCGCGCGTTGGAGGGGGATATGGCCGTGGCCGTTCAGGTGCAGGGCCTCTACGCGACGACTTCCCCGACGTTCTACGGGAACTACCTGCTCGATCTCACGCGCCGCATCGGCGAGGATCTCGACGCGGAGACGCGCGCGATCGTCGAGGCGGAACTCACCGACAACCTCCAGAACCAGGCACAGGAGATGAGCGATCTCGGCCGCGCAGGCCGTGAAGCGGAGACGCCGTTCGATACCGACGACGATGAAGACGACGAAGGAGAGCGAGTATGAGGCCGCTCCTCGTCGAACTGTTCTGCGGGGCCGGGGGCGCATCGATGGGCCTTCATCGCGCAGGCTTCGATGTCGTGGGCGTCGATCACGTGCCGCAGCCGCGCTATCCGTTCGACTTCGTGCAAATGGATGCCTTGGAGTATCCCCTCGATGCTGCGGCAGCGGTGTGGGCATCCTCGCCTTGCCAGCGGTTCAGCGTGGCCACTACGGCAGCCTCCCGCTCGGGGCACCCCGATCTTATTGAGGCCACGAGGGCGCGGCTTCGAGATCACGGCTCCCCGTGGATCATCGAGAACGTCCCCGCAGCGCCCCTGGAGTCGCCTCTGGCGCTTCGAGGCGATATGTTCGGGCTGGGAGTCATACGGAGTCGGCGCTTCGAGAGCAACGTCCTCCTGATGTCTCCCGAGATGCCGCGCGCGAAGCCTCGGCTCGGTGAGGGCTACGTGTGCGTGGCAGGCAACGGGATGAACCGCAGCCGCAGGGGAGATCCCTCGACGTGGACGAAGCCCTACCCAACAGACATCGCCTCTTGGCGGGAATCGATGGGCATCGACTGGATGGTGAGGTGGGAGCTCGTGCAGGCCATCCCGCCCGCGTATGCCGAGTATCTAGGACGGCAACTGATCCGCTACATCGAGCGGGCAGCATAGAGGAGGCTCCCGAATGAGCCGAATCGCAGTGATGGGCCTACCGCATAGCGGCACGTCGGTTGTGTGGGACGTGCTGCGGCACGATCCCGCCTTCGAGGCGGCGATCTACGAACCGCTCCGCGAGAGCGTGCTGATTCCAGGCGGCCACACAGGGCTATGGCAAGGGCCGCAGGAGATGCTCGACGCCGTGAAGCGGTATTACTCCCCTGCGATGGAGGGCCACCCGATCACGATTCCCGACGTGTCCGCCGAGTTCACCGGGTTCTACCGTCGCGAGGAGCAGTGATCCATGGCGACGGCCGGGCTGACTCCCTATCACGAGAGCCTGTTCAACGCGCGGATGCGTGCGGTTCAGCGATCCCTTTCCGTGACGCAGGCCACGCGCGTCGCGGTGGCGAAGGCCGCGGAGGATACCGCTCGCCTGCTCCGACTCGACAAGATCACGCCAGGAGCGCCCACACGCGTCGCTCAGACGCGCCTACGGAAGCTCGACAGGGTATACGACGAACTCGGCGGCACGATCGCTCAGGCCGTCTCTCAGGGCGTCTCTGATACCGCTGTGGACGTGGCCGGGAGCTACCAGAAGGCCACGGACGGCATCGTGCAGGCGAACTCGGCCCGCGTCGATGCCACGTTCTCGAACATCCCCCGCGCCACGCTCGATCTGTTCGTCAACCGAACCTCGGCCACCGGGGAGAGCCTGATCCTATCCCCTGCGGTGTGGGCTACCGAGCAAGTGCAGCAGATCGAACTTAAGATCGGGGCCGCCATAGCTCGCGGGCAGTCGGCGAAGGATCTGGCGAAGACGCTCGAAGCGCACGTCCTCGGAGGGCCGGGCGCGGGCGGGATGTCGGTGAAGGCGAAGGCGATGCGGACGGCGCGCACGGAGATCAGCGTCGCCTATTGGGAGAGTTCGTCCCTGAGCGCGGCACAGTCGCAGATCGTCGAGGGGCAGCGGTGGAACCTCTCGGCATCGCACGCTCGGTGGGACGCCTGCGATCTCATGGCGCACCAGAACTCCTACGATCTCGGGGCCGGGATCTACCCCGCGGGATCACTGCCCCCGAGGCCGCACCCGAACTGTCTCTGCTGGCTC